AGAGTTACAACTCCAAATGGCTACGCTCGGCATTAGTACGCTTTCGCAACAGAAATTTGTCGCTGAGTCGGCAGATGCAAGAAGACTTGACAGAGTGGATACTAACTCCATGCTTTCGATGGTTTCGCTCGAATTAGAGCAGAAATTACAAAAAGCATTTAATTTATCTGCTGCTTATTTAGGAGTAGAACCTCCAGAAGTCAAAATTAGTCGTGATTTTGATATTGAAAGGTTAATTGGACAAGATGTAACGGCTTTAACATCACTATTTGAGCAACAAGTCATTGATAGAGATGAATTTAGGCAGATTTTAGTTCAAGGTGAAGTATTACCGAACGCTTCGGAGACTGAAGAGGAATAATACACTACAATATTAGTCAGGTAATCATTTCCTATTATGCCCTCCATCAAATTGGATAATGGTGTAACAGCGGAGGAGTTAGATGCTGCAATAGCGGCTGATAATGGCACTCCTGCACCTGCGCCAGTAAAAGAAGCTCCTGCTCCAAAAGCAAAAGCTCCAGCAAAACCTGAAACCCCTAAAACTTCTGAATAATTATGGTTGAAGAGACAGTCATTCAGCCTGAGTCCGTGACTCCTGCTGAACAGCCCGTGGCTGAGACTCCAGCTCCACAAGCCCCTAACCTTGACAGTGTTAAGGCAGAGTATGAGAGTAAAATTTCAGCTTTAGAGGCAAGAATTGCTGAAGAAGGTGAGAAATTTAAAGGCATCAAGACTAAACTAGATGATGTCTATAAAAAGCAAGATGCCCAAAGGAAACAAGAGTTGGAAGACCAAGGGCAATGGAAAACCCTCTGGGAAGAAGCCAACAAAACCGCCCAAGACAAAGACCAAGTAATTAATGATCTTAGGCGTGAAAATAAAGAGATGAAAGTCTCAAATGAAACTGCCAACTTAAAAACAGCAGCTTTATCTGCCATTAGTGATGCTGGAGCGATTAATGCTGACCAGACATTATCTCTGCTTCAAAATAATTTAAAGCGGAGTGAAGATGGCAAGGTTGTTGTACTTAATGGTGGGGTTGAGCAAGATCTAGGAACATACATAGGGAACTTAAAAAATCCTGGTAGCGGATGGGATCACCACTTCAAAGCCAGTGCTGCGGCTGGGATGGGTGCTAAACCAACTCCTACATCAAATGTCTCTCCTGGTATGCCTAATCCTTGGAAAGAAGGTAGTATTAACATAACTAGGCAAATGGCCCTAGAATCTTCCGAGCCTGAACTTGCAGCAGTGCTGAAAAGGGAAGCTCAAGCTGGTTAATTCTGTGAATTAGCTACCGAGTCTGTGACTTGGACCTCGTTAAATAATGCCCCTTAATTGAAATGGCAGCCCCGTTTCAGAATTATTCTGGCGGTGTCCTTCTTGCGGACATCGTAAAAAGAAATAACTTGTCTCGCTATGTCAGTGAGGCAATCAAAGAGCGCAGTTTATTCGTAAAGAGTGGAGCTGTAGTTCGTAACTCTTTCCTTGATTCAAAGGAAGGCGGTACACGTATTCAAGTCCCTGAGTTCAACCCAGTTTCACCTACAGAAGAGGTAATGACTGGTGCGGCTAACTGGGGGACATCAACTGCTGGATATTTAACTCCACAGAAGATCACCACAGATACACAGATTGCATCTATCTGCCATAGAGGTTTTGCCTATGCGGTTGATGACATTGCAACTTTGGCTGCTGGTGAAGATCCAATGCTTCACATCCGCAACCAGCTTGCTGATGCAATCAACAAGTTAAACAGTCAGAGACTTTTCTATCAGTTACACGGTTTATTCGGTTCTGCTTTATCAGGTAATAAGCTTGATATAGGTAAAGCTGGTACTGGTGCTGCTGAAGCTAACTTCTTGACAGCTTCTACTGTTGCAAGAGCAAGAAATCTTCTTGGAGAGCGTGGCGATGAGCTAGACACTCTAATCGTTCACCCTTCTGTTGGTTTCTACCTTTATCAGACAGGACTGTTAACCTTCTCAACTTCTTCACTTGTTTCTGGTGGAGCTGTTACATGGGGTGGCGGTGGTGCTGGCGTTGATGCTAAGAGCATCGGTACATTCGCTGGCATGAATGTTGTTATGGATTCTCAGGTGAACGCTGTTCAGCCTGGTTCTTCAGGACATCAGAAAGAGTTCTACTGCTACTTAACTAAGGGCGGAACAATTCTTGAAGGTGTTCAGCAGGATCTACGGATTGAAGCTGATCGCAACATCCTTTCTAAGCAGGACGTTCTATCAGTTGATTATCACACTGCATACCATGTACTTGGTACTAAGTGGACTGATGCTGGTGACAACCCAACCAACTCCAACCTTGGAGCATCTGGTAAGTGGGGAGCTACTTATGATATTGATCTAATTCCTTTAGTTCAGTTAACTGTTAACACACCTCTAGACACTTCTACTCTATAACTAGAGAGCAGATAGGTCTGCATCAAAAAGGCTCCACTTTCGGGTGGGGCTTTTTTATGTATAATAAAAGAGTTATCAACTTGGCCCCGTGGAGATGGGTTAATCTTCGCAGTTCTATTGGCTTGCAAGAGATCTACGCTTAGATCGTTTGGATTGTTTGTTGAATGACTGACTTGTTTGGTGAAAAAACTCCAGAAGGTCGCTAGGTGTCAATAGTAAGAACCTCTCACCATAGATTTGGTGAGGGGTTTTTATGACGCTATGATGAGAGAGACATCTATTTATTGAACTGTGGCTGCAACAATTAGTGCCACCTTAAAAGGGGAAAATTCCAATAGCTATGTAACTTTGGCTGAAGCTAATAGTTATTTTGAGACTGTCCCAAACTCTTCAACATGGACAGACAAAACTGACGATGCTAAGAACAGAGCTTTAATTTCCGCTTGTCGATGGATAGATAGTCTCAATTATTACGGTGATAGATGTGACGAAGATCAAGCCCTTAAATGGCCCCGAAACAATTACGAGGTCGACAATGTTGAATTGGTATGTACAGCAATACCCAAAAATATCAAGTATGGACAATATGAATTGGCTAGAGCTTTGGCAAATGAGACTGACGCTGTTACAGGAAATAAAGGAACTGACGGAAATATTGAAGAAGTTAAACTAGGAGAGATCGAAGTTAAGTACTCAAAATCTAGTCAAGGTACAGGGACAGTGAACAATATATTTGATGTTTATCCTTGGTTACAGAGTTATTTAGGTGCTTATTGTTTAGGTGGCTCTGGTAGTTATCAAGTCAGAGTTGTAAGAGGTTAATTATGGCAGGATCACTCGACACAGCACTAAAAAGTATTGCCAAGCAGGTTGTTGCTAATCTTGGTACGTCATTAGATACAACAATTACTTATAACCGTAAGGTGAAGAGTAGTTATCGTGTTGAAACGGGAGAGCAGCACGTTAGTACGACTTCTTATTCGGATATCAAGGTTCCGATTGAATTTATCAAGTCAGAAGAAGATACTGGTCGAGAGATGAGACAAGCAAAGTTATATATAACGCCTGATTTAATAGGAGATAATCAACCTACGTTTGAAGACGAGGTGGTTTTAAGTTATGCAGGGAGTACACAAACAGCTCAAATCATTGATATAGATACGAGAAGAGGTGGACAAGTGTATTTATACACCTTATTGGTGAGGTTCTAATGGCTAGAAGAGCAACAAGAAGGAAGATCGGAACAATTCAAAAAGCAAAGGATTTCACTAAGATGCTTGGTGATGATATTAAAGATGAAGTTACGGCTGATTTGAATGGTTTTGTTCGTGCTGTTGTTAGTGATTTAACAAGTGATGGACAAAAAGGAGGAGTAAGTCCTGTATTAACAGGCTTTTTTGCATCTAGTTGGAAAGCTGGTTTAACAAGAGCTAATAGAAAAGATGAGAGAGCAGCTTTTAGTCCTTGGTCAAAAATTAAAACAACTGTCGTGAATAAGAAAACAGTTTTAGCATCTGGTCAGAAGGCTTATATCAAACAAAGACATCCAGTACCTACAAATTTTACTATTGGGAAACCAGTTTTCATTGGTAATACAGCAAAATATGCTCCTGAAGCGATTATGCGCTCTCCAAAATCTCAGGTATTTGCATATTTAGCAGGTGGTTCAGGTAATTTTGCGGAAGGTTTAGATCGAAAAATAGATAGGTTCTTTACTGATAAACGACCTGATATTAGAGTTGGTGGAGACATTGACGATGCAGGTCGTATTAGCTATCAAAAACTATGACACTTGTAAACACTAGAGCTGCATTTGAAAAAGCTGTTACTGATGCAGTTAATGATGCCAATCCAAAGGTCAAAATAATATATGACAATGTGCCATATACTACGCCAAGTAAATCAGTGTCTTATGTTGTTATTTCTGTAAATTTTGGGCAAGCAACAGTACAAATGCAAGGCGCATCAAGTGATTTCTATTCAGGGTTTGTTCAATGTAGTCTTTACGTTCCAAGAAACAAAGGAACTGCTGCTTTAGCTCGACTTGGTGAATTAGTTATTGACGGTTTAACTTCTGTTAATGCCTCTGATTATGTTGATACTTATAGTTGTAATCCAAGAGCAGGAGAGATTGTTGGCCCTGGAGGTGTAGAGAATGAGGATGAATCCCATTACTTGGGTGTCATCACTTGTCAGTTCTCAGCCAATGCCTAGTATAATATTAGTGTATAAATCATGAAAATCATGCCAAGAGCAATTGAGCTTCTCAAGAATAACTTTGGGGTCACACAGGTCTATAATCATTCTATTGTTAAAGATGGTGAAGCAGTTTTAACTGTTTACTGGCATCCTTTAACTATTGCAGAAAGGGAGTCTATACAAAAGAAAACTGGAAATAGTGAGGATGCAAATGACTTTGCATTAATGTTGATGATTCAAAAAGCTTTAGATTCTGATGGGAAAAGACTTTTTGCTGATGGAGACAAGGCTGCATTAAGAAGGGAAGTAGAAGCTGCAATTCTTCAAGAGATTCAATTGGCAATGCTTGAATCTGGTTCAGATAAGGAGGTGGAAGAGGCTGAAGCTGACATGAAAAGCTAATGGATCGATTCGATTTGTTTATTCTTTAGCAAAAGAATTAGGTAAAACAGTTGCTGAATTAAATCAGACTCTTACTCAAGAAGAGTTAATTAATTGGGCTGCTTTTTTTGCTCTTCAAAATGAAGAAATGGAGAAAGATAAGGGAGCTGCTCAAAGAGGTGCTGCTTCTCGGACACAAACGAGGTAAGCTAGAAGGAGATTTTCTTTCTTTAATGCGTGGCTGAAGCGTATACCAAGTTAATAGAACTGAAGGTCAAAGATACTGATCTTGGTAGAGCCTTAAAGAAACTCACTACGAGCTTAGATCGTATTGAAAAAAAGCTAGAAGCGATAGGAGGAAAAGGAGGAAAAGGTTTTACTCAAGTTAGTAAAGGAGCAGATAGAGCAGCAGCTAGTCTTAAAAAACTACAAGCTAATTCTACTGGTGTTGCAAAAGCTAGTGGATATTTAAGAGCTAGTATTCTTGGTGTAGGTGCAGGACTTGTTGCTTCAAATGCTGCTGTTACGGCACTTGATAAAGCTTTAAGAAGGACATCGGTTCCTTTTGTTAATCTTGGAAAACTAGCAAACGACACAACAGGAAGTCTTTTAGCTAATAAAGCAGCGTTTTTAGCAAGTACTGCTGCCGTACCATTATTAGCTAAGGCGTTAATAGTAGGAGCAGGAGCTTATGCTGTTTTTGGTTCTAAGATTTTTAATGTCAAGAAAAACCTAACGGGATTTGTTGGTAATTTAAAGACTGCAGAGAAAGCTATTCGGAAGTTTGTCTTACAAGTTAAATCACCTAAAGGCGAACTAACAATATTTGATCGGATTCAAGCTGCAAAAGGGGGTGGACTTGTTGGTCTTAGGAAATTATTAGATCAAGTTACAGCAGCTCAATCAAAATTAATTTCAACAAATTTAAATTATATTTCTTCGTCTCAACAAGTTAGAGCAGTAGAGAACGCATTAAATGCTGAGTTGATGGCAAGAAAGAGAATAATGGATCAAATAATAATGGGGGAACAAGCTAGAACACCGACTTCTACGTTAACAGCAGCAGCAGGTCAAGCAGGAGGATTGGAAGGTTTAAGAACTTTATTAGCAGAAGCACAAGGCATCCAAGATCGGATGTTAACTACGAATGAAAATTATAAGGTTGCTTCAGCAAGAGTAAAAAATATACAAAAAGCTATTAATGCTGAATTAGAAAGAAGAGACAAAATAATGGGCAGAGTGAATGAGAAGGAGCAGAAATCTGTAAGTTTAGGTGAGAGATTAAGGGGATTAGCAGCGAATGTAGGAGGGAAAGCCGTTCAAGCAGCAAGACCTGGAAGAGGGATGGAAAGAAGAGGCTTGCTTGCTGGAGGATTGGGTGCAACCGCAGGCTTGGGGATGTTTGCGAATACAGGGGTTGGGCAAGCTCTGGGGAGTGCTGGAAATTTAGCGGCAGGAAGTATGAAGTGGGGTTTAGGTAAAGCAGGGTTTGGAGGAACAGCCGCAGGTCTTGGTAAATTAACAACTGGATTTAAAGCTGCTGCTGTTGCGGCAAAAGGAGTAGCAGCGGCAAATGTAATGAATCCTGCTTTCGTTGCTGCATTAGGTGTTGCGTGGGTAGCTTTTGGAAATAAAGGAATAAAAAGTGCAATTGAGAAATTAATTGGTGTAGAAAGAGCAGCTAAGAAGACGACTGCTTCTTTCTTTAAGTTTGGGAAAAACAACGCAGCTATAAATCAAATCAGCAAGGAATTGCAGATTTCCAAAGATGCTATGCAGAAACTTGGGATTGCTGCCGAGAAAACAGCAAATCAATTAAAAAGAGTTAAGAGTAATGTAAGAGCAAGTGCAAGAGGAAGAGAAGCAAGTGGTTTTGCTACTTGGGACTCAGATACACAAACGAAATTAGCTGCTGCAAAATCTCTTGAGAGGAAAAATAAGCGTTTAATTCAACAAGGTAAAGAGGCATTAACAGGTGAAAGGTTGATGACTAAAGAGATGCAGAAACAGAATAAGGCGAGAGATAAAGCAATTCAGAAGGATAAGAGAACTGCTAAGCAGAGACTTAAAAACTGGCAGAGAATAAGAGGTCAAAAGAAAGAGAGCCTAATGCTTGGAGCGGGTTTCCCATTGTTATTTGGTGGAGGAGTAGGGGCTACTGCTGGTGGTGTTGGTGGGGCAATGCTTGGGAACGCAATGGGCATGGGAGGTTTTGGGTCACAAATTCTAGGTAGTGCGTTAGGAACAATGATCGATACAGCAGTTCAAAAAGTAACTGCATTGAAACAGGCTTTAAATCAATTGAATATGGATAATTTAGTCGATTCAGGTATTCGATTAACAGGCGAGATGCAAGCGCAGGTAGAAATACTAAAACAAATGGGACGGCATGATGAAGCTAGAGCTGTAGCAGCAGAACAAATAAGGAACCAGACTGGTTTAACACAAGGGACTATGGGTGATATTAATAATGCAGTAAATCTCTTAAAAGCAGCATGGAATGATGTATCTCATAGTGTAGGTGGTGTTTTAGGTGTTCTCGCTGCTCCATTTATAGTTGCCTTATCAGCAGTTCTTAAAGCTGTCTCTTTGGTAGCTCAAGGATTTAATACATTATCAGGTTTCTTGGGAGATGTCTTAAGGAAGCTTCCTGGCTCAGAAAGATTAGCAGGAGCTTTTAAAAGGCTTAGTCAGTGGTTGGCTAATTCTAGAAAAGAAGCAATTTTATTGGCAAGAGCAATGAATAAGATAGGAGATACTGCTGTTACTAGAGCTTCTATTAGAGATCAAAAACATAGGGGGCTTAATCTAACTTTTGATCAGCAAAGGGAGAATCTTGGATTCGATAGAAATGAAATGACAATGGATTTCAACGCAGAGACTAGAAGATTAGCTAGAGAGATAAGAAAGAAGAATCCTAATACAGACGTACAAAATAGATTGATTAGAGGGTTGAATAAACAAAGGAGAGGGGAATTTAAACTCGAACAGCAATCATTTACATTCAAAGAAGAAAATATTGACCAATTAGAGGCAGAATCATTAAGGAAGTTAACAACTAAAAACACGATGTTAGCTGCTCAATTTGAAATAGAGAAGAAGATTGTTGAAGCGAAACTGGCTGGAGATGCAGATACAGCAGTTAGATTGACATTTGAATCTCAAAAACTTGCCATACAGGAAAAATTAGGAGAAGACCTCAGAAAGGCAAAGTCTATTGAAGAAGAAGTCTTATTAGTAAAGAATGCTCTTCTTTCAATAGATAAAGCGAGACTAACTGTTACTGGTCATATAACAGAGGCAGAACAAAAACTCAAAAATTTATATGAACAAATAGGTCAAACTGTAGAAAATGGACTTGTTAATGCAATCCAAGGTGCAATTGATGGTACAAAAACTCTAGGCCAGGTAGCAGGTCAAGTTTTCAATCAGATAGCAAACTCCTTATTAAAGTTTGGGGTTAATTCACTCTTAGGTGGAATCCCTGGCCTTGGTGATTTCTTTAGGGCAGATGGAGGAAATGTTACGGGAGGGGAACCTTATATGGTCGGGGAGCGAGGGCCGGAGCTTTTTGTTCCTAATACAAGTGGAAATATTGTTCCAAATGAAAGTATAGGAGGGTCTAGTGTTGTGGTGAACGTAGATGCATCTGGTTCGTCTGTAGAAGGAGATGCTGAGAATGCGAGAGCTTTAGGTGAAATGCTTGCATCTGCTATACAAGCTGAACTTATTCAACAAAAACGACCTGGAGGACTTTTGTCTTAATTATGGCTACCTTCCCTTCTATTACTTGTTCTTACGGCTTATCAAAAAGCAGCTCTCCTGTCGTTCATGAGACACGCTTTGGTGACGGCTACAGCATGAGAACTACCTTCGGATTAAATCAGGATTTAAAAATTTATAACCCATCATGGAGAAATTTAAGCGAAACAGATGCAGACACAATTGAGACATTTTTAGAGGCAAGAGCTGGGAAGGAGTCTTTTACTTGGACTCCTCCAGGCGAAAGTTCTTCATCTAAATATGTATGTGCTAGTTGGAAAAAATCAATGCCTTATGTGAATAGAGCTACTATTACAGCAACGTTTAGAGAAGTGGCGGAGGTTTAATAAATGGCAGTAGCGGCATGGGCAGCCTCAACGGCTTATTCAGTAGGAGATGTCAGAAGAGCGGCCACTGATCAGGTCACAGGCTTATTCTTTAAGTGTGTTACAGCAGGGACAAGCGCGGGCTCTGAACCGGATTGGCCTACAGACATAGGAATCGAAGCAACTGATAATACTGTCACTTGGAAGGCAATCAGTAGCGTTTACGCTGATGTCTCTGTTCTTGCCCCTGAAGCAATTATTGAATTATTTGAGTTGAGGTTAGTTACTGCTTTGCAT